CGAGAATTCATTTGTAAGCGTCCTTCGCAGTAATCAACTTTACCAGGACTAGGTTCGAGGCCGATTATGGTGCCAATGCGGCACCACTCATCATAAGCCTCGGGCGTAGCCTCAAAGACGCAATCATCTCCATTAACTAAGAGACCATTCCATTCTTTGGGATTCAGTTCCATTGCCATGCGGCATAAGGCATAATTAGCCAAGCACAATACAGGGAAAGAACTGACCGAACCCATGAGCTGTCCCCGTGTCTGATTATACAGAACACCATGGGAATCTTCAAAGACAAACCCAGTAAGGGAACGTCTAAAAAGATATAGCCAACGTTGATCGTAGGCTATCAACTCAGAAAAGAAGGTCTCGCAGAGCTCGTTAACAATACACTCCGAAACCCAAGAATGCAACCGATCCGTGGATTGCACGTAATCGCCACTCAATAGAGGACGAGTTGGATCACGAAACATCCGATCCATAATCGTTTCTTCTTGCGGAGTTCCAGTTAATTCAAATGTCGGTAAAGACCGTAGATACTTTCTCAAAGGATCAATAAAAGAATTCATAACGAACATGAGAAAGGGAGGGCATTTCGTTATCATACGCACTTTAAGTGCCTCAGAAAGAGATACAGGTTCGACTAATGGTTTTTCTTCCCATGCTGAATCAACGGCATGATGGAGATAATCCCAAAAGTCAAGTTCAATTTTGGTTAAATCAAACTGTATCTCATTCACGATAGCGCCATCCTGAACAACAGGAAGGTAACACCCATCTACAGTCTTATCATTGGACCATTTTAAGGTAACACCTTCAAAACAGTCAGCAAACTTTAATTTCTTACGATTAGTTTCTGACATATGATCCAAAACACTAGACACACATCCACCTTTTGCCCTTGACCGTATATAGTTCGCAGAGGTCGATGGTACACGAGGATGACAATAAACATCCTGAATGCCACACTTGGCAGTATCAATGACCTCACGAACATATTGTCTGATACGCGTTTGCAAGTCTCGATCAGGCTCCACCTTGGGAGCCAGAAAGAGTTGCACAAACCAGTCACATTTCGCATCGACCAGACAGTCCTCATCAGGACGGGGCAAACCACCCTTAACGCTGATCAACATAGTGTTGATCAATATCTGAAATTTAGCGTTATCTTTTCTCCTAAGCGAGGCGACAAAACGTTCGCCTCTACCAAGGAAAAGACCACCAGGGTTCTTCAAAGGTTGAGAAAAATTCTTACTGTGTTCATAGGGCAAGCCGCTC